TACATCTGGTTATCCCGGTGATGGATTTTTGTTGTGGAACAACGCCACACAAATTAGTGCGACAGTAATTAGTGTTTCGCACTTAACCCAAACCAATATTGATATTGATATTTTTTTAGCAAATATCATTAACGGTGAAGAATTTATTATTCAAGACCAAGTTGATAGCGGCAATTATCAAGTTTGGCAAGTAACTGGAACACCAACCAATACTAACCCAGATACTTCTACAAGTTATTGGAATTATCCAGTAACTTTAATAAAATCGCATGGTACTGGTACAACCAATTTACCAAACAACGAACCAGTTATTTTGGGTATTGTTAACGGCGTTAGTGGATTTTCAGGTTACAGCGGCTACAGTGGATATAGCGGTAAATCTGGCTATAGCGGCCAAATAGGAATATCGGGCTATAGTGGTATTTCTGGCTACAGTGGTATTTCTGGTTATAGTGGTATTTCTGGCTACAGCGGATCTGGTGTATCGGGCTACAGTGGTTTTAGTGGTATCTCTGGCTATAGCGGAACATCGGGCTTTAGTGGTATCTCTGGCTATAGCGGAATATCTGGTTATAGTGGATCTGGCGTATCAGGTTACAGCGGTTTTTCTGGCATCTCTGGCGCAACGGGCAGCAGCGGTATTTCTGGCTACAGTGGCTTTAGCGGATACAGTGGTCAAGTAGGTACATCTGGCTTTAGCGGATACAGCGGCTACTCAGGATATAGTGGTTTAAACGGTTCTACGGGAACATCAGGCTATTCTGGTTATAGTGGTTTTAGCGGTATTTCTGGTGCAACAGGTTCTAGCGGTATTTCAGGATACAGTGGCTTTAGTGGATATAGCGGTCAAGTAGGAACATCTGGCTACAGCGGTTATAGCGGCCTGAATGGCCCATCAACCACTATTAATGCAACTAACACTACTTCTGCTGTTGCGTATTATTTAGTTGGCGTACCAGCACTTGGAACAAACCAAACCGCGTATGGCGATAGCACCAACGCAGTGTTTTTCACTGGTTCTACAGGTGCAATATCCGCGCCGTTCTATGTTGGTACAGCAAGCACAGCATCATCAGGTTATTCTGGAGTATTTAGTGTAGGTTCGCTTAACTATTCAGATTCAAACATTTTAGCTTCGTTTGCTTCTAACGTTAATTCGTACAACCAGATGGTCTTGCAAAACACCAGTAACGGTAGTGTTGCATCAACCAACTTTAACGTATCAAATAATAATGCTAATGCGACAGCAGGTTTTGGTGAGTTTGGTATCAACTCCACGGGCTTTACTGGCACAGGTGCATTTAGTCAAGCAAACAACGTATATTTAGCTGCCGCAACGTCTGACTTAGCAATTGGTACTTACGCATCTAATGCGATCCATTTTGTTGTCAATAGTGGTGCAACTGATGCGATGACAATTAACCCATCAGGTGCGATAGGGTTTAGTGGTTCGTATGGCACATCGGGTCAGATATTAGAATCATTAGGATCAAATTCACCGCCAGTTTGGGTTAACTTTAGTGGTGGTGCTACGCTAGGTAATGCGACAGCCAATTCGGTATATTACCCAGTATTTGCCAACGCAACCACTGGCACGTTCTCATCAGCAAACGTTAGTGCGTCTTATACGTTTAATCCGGGAACCGGCGATTTAGTAGCACCGCAACACATAGCTAGTAATGGTTTGTTGGAAAATGCCAATACTGTCAGTACTAGTTATGTGGTTACTGCAGGACGTAATGCGTTATCAGTTGGACCTATGACAGTTAATTCGGGTGTAACGGTAACAATTCCTGCAGGAAATCGGTGGGTTGTATTATAATGTTGGGATGAAAAAATATAGCATCGTCATACCTACGTACAACAACTGCGAAAAGTATTTAAAACCGTGTATTGAGTCAATTATTCAGTACACGGACATGGCAGATGTGGAGTTAATTGTGTCAGCCAATGGCTGCACTGACAACACTAAGCAGTATTTGTTTTATTTAGCGACAGTAGTGCCAAACTTAAAAGCCGTATGGAATGACAAGCCGATTGGGTTTGCAAAGGCTACAAACGAAGGCATTAAGTTAGCAAGCGCTAACCGCATCATATTGTTAAACAACGATACGGTGCTGCTAGAACGAGATAAGAATCAGTGGCTTAAGATGTTAGACACAGGCGATATATCAGGTGTGTGGTCTCAGTATTCACACATCACCAAACGCCGATTTGCAGTGTTTTTCTGTGTGATGATTAACCGCAAAGTGTTTGATACGATTGGTTTGCTAAACGAAGAGTATGGCATTGGCGGCTGTGAAGACATTGAGTTCTGTGCAAAAGCACAAGACGCTGGATTTAAGATTGATTTGAACTTTGATGATGGTTCATTCCCAATCTACCACGCAGCTGAAGGCACCGTGTTAGATCCTGAGCTAGTACAAAACTGGGCACAAGTATTTGCCCAAAACGAAGCAAAGTTAGCGAGCAAATATGCAGCCTAAAGTTCTTTGCTCAGTAGCAACCCGTGGCAGATACTTTACCACGTTACCCTTAGTATTAAACGCGATTATTAATCAAACCAAACCAGTAGATAAGCTGATTGTGTTTGATGATAACGACGAGCCGCAAGACATGCGAAAAGAGATGATTTACAGCTACTTTTTTCAGATGTTAGACGCAAAAAAGATTGAGTGGGAGTGGCGGTTTGCAGGCAAAAAAGGCCAGCACCACATCCACCAAGCTGCTAATACAGAAGGCTATGACTGGGTATGGCGTTGCGATGATGATGCGATACCAGAGCCCAATGTGTTAGAGAATTTGTACCGTTGGGTGCAACCTAGCGTTGGTGCAGTAGGCGGTTCGGTGTTAACCCTGCCATACATACCAGATACAAGCCTAGTTAGCGGTAAAATTGACAACATTGATAATGAGCCCAATATTCAGTGGGGCAACATTAAGGTCACTAAACAAGTTGAGCATTTACACTGCACATTTTTGTATCGCGCTGGAGTTGTAGATTACAACACTGGCCTGTCAAGGGTAGCGCACCGCGAAGAGACTTTGTTTACGTATGGTTTGCGTCAAAAAGGTTATGAAGTTGTTGCAGTGCCTGACGCGGTAACATGGCACATGAAAAACCCACAGGGTGGCATTCGCAGTGAGACAAAGCGGGAGATGTACGAGCACGATGAGCAAATATTTAGAAATGTCCTTAAGTACAAAGACCATACTATTGTCGTTCTTAATTGCGGTCTCGGCGATCATATTGTCTTTAGTCACGTTTTGCCTGCTGTTCGCAATCCCCTTGTTTTTACATGCTATCCTGAAGTAATTCAAGGTAGACCAATAGCAGAAGCGCAGCAGTTGTTTGGCGATATTGATACTTGGAATATCTACAAAAAGATGGACCAATGGGGCTGGAAAAATAATTTAGAAAGTGCATACAGAAAGATGTATCTATGATTATCATAGCTCCGTATGCCCAAAAACTTAGGACAAGTAAAGAAAACCCAAAAAACTATCCATATTGGGAATTACTTGTAGAAGAATTACAAAAAACTATGCACGTTGTACAAGTTGGCGTAACGGGCGAAAAGCAGCTAGTTCCTGATTTTAGAACTGACTTGCCGATTAGTGCATTAAGAGAATTACTTTGGCAATGCCGCACATGGATTGGAGTAGATAGTTTTTTCCAACACCTTGGCTGGGACGAAGGAATAAAAGGTGTAGTATTGTGGGGTCCATCTGATCCACTGATATACGGACACCCTGAAAATATTAATTTGCTGAAAGGCAGAGAACACCTAGCAAAGAATCAGTTTCTTTGGTGGGAAGCAACAGAGCATAAAAATGAACGCTTTCTAAAACCATCAGAAGTTTTAGAATACTTAAAGGTATAAACATGGCATCTTCTGGCAATACTACAATTCAGATGTATTACAGCCCAACGGCTGGACATGTGCCCGCCGCGGCAAACTTGGCCAGTGGTGAGTTGGCGGTAAATACTGCCGATGGTATTTTGTATTACAAAAACGCAAACAGTGTTGTGTCTGTATTAGCAAATAGTAACGTAGACTCACACCTGCAGTGGGATAGTGCTAATAGCACACTTATTGTACTAAGCAACGGCGCATTAGAAATCCCTGTTGGTAATACCGTACAACAGCCCGCAAATGCTGCTGTTGGTATGATTCGATTCAACACATCTGTCTCTGAGTTTCAAGGCTATAACGGAACTGCTTGGAGTCAAATTGGCGGAGGTGCAACAGGTGGTGGCCCAGACCAAGTTTTTGTACAAAACCAAGCCATTGTAACTACTAGTTATACACTAACTACAGGTTATAATGCCGAATCAGTTGGTCCAATTACAATCAATGCGGGCGCAACAGTTACCATTCCAGCGGGCCAACGCTGGGTAGTTTTTTAAGGATAAATAATGAGTTCAATCGTAATTTCTGGCGATACAAGCGGGGCGGTTACTTTAACTGTACCTGCAACAGCAGGAACTAACACTGTCACGATTCCTGCAAGCACTGGAACCGTTATGGTATCTTCGAATATGCCAGCGTTTAGTGCTTACATGACCAATGGTTCTCTAAATCAAGGAATTACATCAGGTGTTGCAACAAAAATTAAAATAGATACAAAAGAATTTGACACATCTACGGCTTATGATGCAACTACAAATTATCGATTTACCCCTCAAGTAGCTGGTTATTACCAAGTCAACGGACAATTTAAAGCTGCTGGAATTTCAATTACTTTTGCAAATATTTATATTTATAGAAATGGTTCTGTTTTCAAAGAAGGTACAGCTTCAGGATATACCGAAACAGCCCAATCAAATATGTCGGTAAATTGTTTAATGTATTTAAATGGAAGTACCGATTATATTGAACTATGGGGTGTTGTTAATGCTGGTTCAGGCGTTGGTTTTAATTATGGTCAATCTTGCACTTATTTTGGTGCAAGTTTAGTGAGAACATCATAATGTCTATTATTGAAAAAATTAAAACAATTTATCCTTCTATTACGGATGCAGATTTTATTCCATCGCCAACTGCAACTATATATTTAGAAAATGCTTTAGACGGCAAAGGCGATTACATTGCTAAATGGGAACATCCTACTTTGCCTAAACCAACGCAAGAACAATTAGACGGAGTTAAATAATGGCTTACGGAACAGTCAATGCCGATGTAATCGGAACAAGCGTAGCTGGCTCTAATCTAGGTGCTGGTAACGCTTCTATTATGAAGAACCGCATTATTAATGGCAATTTTATGATTAGCCAATACAACGGAACTTCTAGCACAACTCCAACAGCATCTACTTATGTTATTGATAGATGGCGATTAATTGTTGCGGCATCTTCAAAATTATCTGTTCAACAAAATGCTGGTTCTGTAACTCCACCAGTAGGATTCCCTAATTATTTAGGTTTAACTTCTTTGGCGGCAACAACAGTAGCGGCTGGTGATGAATATGTGCTTTATCAAAAAATTGAAGGATTTAATACCGCAGATTTAAATTGGGGAACTGCTAACGCTAAAACTGTTACTTTGTCATTTCAAGTGTATTCAAGCCTTACTGGCACTTTTGGCGGTGCAATTAACAATTCAGACCAAAGCAGAAGTTATCCATTTAGCTATTCAATTCCAGTAGCTAATACTTGGACAACTATTAGTGTTACTGTTGCTGGTGATACAAGTGGTACTTGGGTTGGCGCAACAAACGGCACAGGAATGGTAGTTAGATTTGGTCTTGGCGTTGGTTCAACTTATAGCGGAACAGCAGGTAGCTGGTCAGGAAATGCCTACGATAGCACTACAGGCGCTGTTCAAATTGTAGCTACAAACGGAGCAACCTTCTACATTACTGGTGTTCAACTAGAAGTAGGAAGTAGTGCTACTGGATATGAATATCGTCAGTATGGTCAAGAGTTAGCTTTGTGCCAACGCTATTTTGTAACAACTACTGAAGCAACAGCAATGTCTAATGCTTCTGCTGGATATGTAACCATAACTACAAGATTAAATCCTGTCCCAATGCGGGCAACTCCATCGCTATCTCTTGGTGGAACTGTAACATTTAATCCGTTTTTTAATGGTTCTCAATTTACAACTAGTACCACACCGACTTTGCAAAGAAATGTAAGTGATAATTTTGTTATCAACTTTTCTGGATTTGGTTCTTCTGGAACAGGTCAAATTGGTGAAATTTATAACAATTCTATAAACATTAGTGCGGAGTTATAAAAATGTATCAACAAATTAAAGACCAAAATGGAAATGTAAGAACCGATTGCATTGAAAAATTAGATACAAAAATGTACATTCCATTCGACCCAGCAAACACAGACTACCAAGCCTACCTAAAATGGGTTAGCGAGGGAAATCAACCAACCCCTGCGGATGCGTAATGGTTAGCGTTTATTGGATTCGCCATCAAGACCATACTGATATGTTTAGTCAGGGGTATATTGGCATTTCAAATAATGTTAAAAGAAGAATGATTAACCATTTTAATCAGCCAAGCAATAAGCATTTAAAAAATGCAATTAATAAATATGGTTGGGAAAATTTAATAAAAGAAGTAATCTTATTGGCTGATAAAGATTATTGTTTGGACATTGAAAAGAAATTAAGACCTTTTGATTTTATTGGCTGGAACGCAACTTCTGGTGGTGGTATGCCACCTAAAGCCAAAAAAGGCATGGGTAAGGGCAATAAGTTATCTGAAGCAACAAAGCAGAAATTATCTGTAATTCGTAAAGGTAAAACACATAGCATGGAAACTAGACAAAAACTAAGCCAAATGGCTAAAGACCAATGGGCGAAGTATCATGCCAATGGCAACAAACATACACCATTACCAGCCGATGAAGGAGCAGCATAATGTCATTAATCCTCGATGGCGGTAACGGAGTCACATTTCCTAATGGTAGTAATCCACAAGCCGCACCTAGTAAAGTGTTGCAAGTGGTTCAATTTTCAGGAAATGGAATTACTGGTACAACAAGCACTTCTTATGTATCAACTGCATTAGCAGCAACCATTACTCCATTATTTTCTACAAGCAAAATTTTGATTATGGTTTCTACAACAGGAACAAATACATCGCAAAATACTTTTTTTACAATTTATAAAAACAATACTACTAATTTAGGTGGCGGTTCTCAAAATTGTTTTACTGCATATTTATACAATAGCGGAACAACATCTTTATGGATTCCAGTTAATATGACTTATTTAGATTCTCCAGCAACAACTTCTGCCACAACTTATGGTATGTATATAAAAGTAAGTGGTGCAACTGGTTATGGAAGTCTTGACCAAGCATTAAATACTATTACTTTGATGGAGATTGCGGCATGATAAATTTATATATTGCTATTTTTGCACTTAATCCATCCGTAGTAACCATTCGTGGCGATATAGCTTATGACGCTAATGAACAAGAAGTGTCTTACGACAAAGCAGCCGCAGAAGCTAAATTAGCCGAATTACAAGCAGCCGAAGCAAAAGCAGAGCAAGACGCTAAAGACGCAAAGGCTTCTGCACTAGCTAAACTAACAGCATTAGGACTAACACAAGCTGAAGTAACAGCATTGATTGGCTAATTAAATGGATCACGATAACCAAATCGACATATTTAAGTATGGTCAACTTGTTGCAACGGTTGATTCGCTTGAGAAAAAGATCGATAAATTAGAAAAATCAGTAGAGCAACTCTGCGAACTAGCAAACAAATCCAAAGGCGG